ATTGTTTCCAAAAGATAGGGACTACAACATCGCGAGCGCAGTCGTCGAAATTTTTAGACGATGCGACCGAATTGACATGTTCAATAAAAAGGCGCTGTATCTATATATTCGTGAAATCGCCGATTGCCAGACCCAACACATCACGAAAGTAGTAAATCGGATGATGTTCGCTTATAACAACATAAAGAACGAGTATCTGGACACAGGAAAGATAACCGGAGACTACTTCTCATCCAAAATACACTTACGGTAACTATTTATATACGTTATGGCATATGATTCTGACCTCGAAATTTACAAGGGCAAACGCATCGGTTCTCTGTTTGAAGACATTGTTGACAATTCTGCGAACAAGCGTAATCAGATTGACATCCTATTGTCAGACCTACGCGTCATGATAAAAACGCCGGAGAACGCGTTGATGATAGTCCCTCTCATAAAGGAATATTTGGATGTTGGCGTTCGCAACGATGAACAACTCATCAAGTTGGCGGCCATCGTTCAGCGAATGGTATCGAACGCAACCGGCGTTGATGATTCTACCGGTGGCGGTCTAATGCTTACCGAAGAAGAAAAGAAGCAGTTGATGACTGAAGTTGAGACGGTTGTAACTGAGATGAAGACGGCGGTCGATGCTAGTAAAGTTGATGAGATTAAAGCATCAATGAAGGATAATACGGAGAAAAAATCCTAATGGCATTCGTGGAACGGCATCTCAGAAATGATGCATTGACCAAGCAGACCGACTTCTTGGCATCTAACAGCTCGACGTTGAACCGTAAGCCTGAGACAACTCTTTTCTATGAGTTTGAGGCTGCCATTGTGGTTGACGCCATTTATGATGAGAAGCATCCAATGGTGTCGGACATGACAATCATATCGGACCAATATCCCGAGTCGTTGGATGGTTCCAAACCGACAAATAAGGATGTTGATTATGGTTGGATTGGACGAATTAAGTTTCGTTTCATTACAACCGACGTTGGCGTCGATTCTAACGAGTTGCAGTGGGCCGATCCATTGGAAATAACGGGTGTGACCGAGATTCCACTGGTCAATGAACTTGTAGCAGTTGTGAATTACATGGGACGGTTTTATTACACCAGACGGATCAACTCTGGAGGGTTCATAAACGCAACAGCGGACTTTGGGCTAGAACCATACTATGGCGGAAGTGGAGATGAGATAAAGAAGAAGGTTGATTCCGAAATTAACATATCGGACGGTGGTAAAGGATGTCTCGGCGACGTATTCAAATACAATAAACGAATCCGAGCGTTACGTCGGTACGAGGGTGATACAATTATAGAGTCAAGATTCGGTTCGTCCATTCGGTTTGGCGGATATGGATCGGATACTACGGCCAATGAAGGAGACTCGGGGAACGCCGACTACAAAAAGGGAATGGGAAACCCGTGGGTGTTGATTCGCAACCGACAGGCAGACGCCGATCCGAAGAACGAAGTTACGAAGCATCCAAAGACCTACGTTACGGAATCCATCAACAACGATGGTTCATCTATCCAACTCACATCAGGACTAACCGTTTCAGATTTCAAGACAGTCTGCAAAAAGGTCATGCTTCAGAGCGGGACGCCCGAGGAACAACCTAAGTTCTCTCCGGATGGTTTGACTAAGTTTAAGTATCCAAAGTTGGACGGTGATCAGATCGTGGTCAACAGCGGCCGACTCGTGTTTCAGGCACGAGGTAAGGAGTTCTTCCAATACGCCAAACAGCGGTTCGCGATAGTTACCGATCAGGAGTTTACCATTGACGCTCAAGATCAGATTGTGATGACAACGAACGGGCCGACCACGATTAACTCGCCATTGATCTTCCTTGGAGAAGCTAAACAAACTGGTGAGCCAGCACTTCTCGGCCGAACTACAACGGACTGGCTTATGGCACTCTGTGAATGGTTGGCAAATCAATGCGATTGGCAGATTGAACTCTGCGAGGAATGGTTGGCTAAGCATGAACACGACACGAAGAAAGACCCAACGTTGGCACCGAAACCGGCATGGGTGTCTAAGATGAGTAATCACGTGACGGCGATGAAGACGTTGAAGACGCAGGTAAAAGACCTACAAAACAAGGCGCCAAAGAACATGAGTCAACGAGTATATCTAGTCGGCGGCGGTGCGGCGCCTGGTCAGCCAGGAGGAGACCTCAAATGAACACAGTATCCATACCATCGGTGGAAGCTCCGATTTCAGTTCTTCCGACGCTAAACGTCGGTAACGTGACGTCAACTGCGACCGACAAAATTCCGGCAGTTGCCGGTGGACTGTGTGAAGGAATACCAAGTGTAAGTCTTCCATTGGCTCAGGAACTACCATCGACTCCGAAGTTGTCATCCATCAATCTACCATCTATACCGACGGCAGCGTCTCTTGGATCGGCAACAGACAAGCTCACGTCATTAACACGTGGGGCTCTTCCAGAACCAAAACTTGGACTTGATGGATTAAAGTCGTCTGTAATGGGGCCGGTAAATGTGGATAGCCTTATTGGTGGCATGAAACCGTCATTGGCTGGTAAGGTTGAATCTACTACAGGCGCACTATCAAACACCACATCGGAAGTGACTAAACAAATACAATCGGCTCAGTCGACAGTCGCTTCCGCGGTTGGACAGTATCAATCAACGTCGGCCGTTTCCAACGTCGCCAAAAACATTACACCATCATACACCGTGTAAAATCGCTTTCAACTGATAATTATAGTAGGACATCGTATATATGACAAAAAATGATTTACTAAACGCTATCCGTGTGATTGTTCAGGAAGAGGTCCGTTCCCAACTTCCGAACATTCTCATTGAAATTCTGTCCGAGAAAACTGGCTCGGATCAGCAAGTAGTATCCGAACGTGCTCCAACACCAACGGCACGTCCGACGGTAAAGAAGTCACCACAACCGACCGCATCGAAGAAGTATTCCAGCAACCCGACCCTCAACGCAATCCTCAACGAGACGGTTGGTGGAATTCCTTCCGAGGACGTTGCTACTGTCGGCGTGTCCATTCCAAAAGAGGTTTTGACGGAAAACTCGGCGCTTGTCGGCGTAGCCAACGCTATGAGCCGAGACTATCGCCAACTGCTTCGGGCCACCGACAAGAAGGCCAAGGCCAGTCGCGGCGGAGCTTTGAATTTTCAATCGCCGGTTCCTACGAACTTTGATCAGGAGAGTTGATGCCAATATCCATTCCAAAACAGTCCATTGGTGTATCTCTCCCCATCACACATGGAGACGGTGGATACTTTGACCAAACATTCACGGCTTTGGATCAGATCAAGCATAATCTGACGAACCTCTTACAGACCGTCAGGGGAGAACGTCGAATGAATCCGGAGTTTGGTTCGGACTTGCATTCGGTGGTGTTTGAGTTCGAGAACGACGGACTGCAGCAAATCATTGATAGCACCGTCCGTCGAGATATTCAACGTTGGATGCCGTATGTAAATGTCGTGTCAGTCGTGACCGACACAAGAACCGAACTCCGAGATATTTATACGGTACACATCAAAGTTGTGTTCACCGTTGACAGCATCGGAATAACCGAGGCTCAAACGGTGGACTTCTCGGTGTCTCAACAAACTATATGACGACAGAAACTCAAAAATCTTTTCAGCCTGGTCAGAAGGACGTCCGATACTTGGGGAACGACTTTTCCGGCCTCAAGGCCTCGTTGTTGGAGTTTGCCAAGACGTACTATCCAAACACGTACAGAGACTTCAGCGACGCGTCAGTCGGAATGATGTACATGGAGCAGGCCGCTTACGTTGGTGATGTTCTGTCGTACTACATCGACTATCAGTTCAAGGAGTCTCTGCCGATTACCGCTGAGGAGAGAAAGAACATCATAGCGTTGTCGAAGTACATGGGATACAAGCCAAAGACGACTGGTGCATCAATTGGTACGTTAGACGTGTATCAGCTCATACCGTCAATGCAGAACGGCGACGGTACGTATTCTCCGGACATGCGATACGCTCAGATAATTAAGCAAAACATGGTCGTTGCCGCAGACACCAACATCAACTTTGTCACAAATGAACCCGTCGACTTCTCAGTAGATACGGTGTACGATCCAACCGAAATATCGGTATATCAACGTAACGAGAGTGGACAGCCCGAGTTCTACGTGTTGAAAAAGAACGTTCCAATTTCGTCCGGAACGATTGTTACAAAAACGGTAACAGTCGCCGCGGCGACTCCATTTTTTAACATAACACTAGACCATGACAATGTCATAAGTGTGTTGGATATTTACGACAGTGACGGTAATCGGTGGTATGAGTCGGATTACATGGCTCAGGACTTGATTCCCGTACAAACGGAAAATATTGCGAAGAATGACTTCACGATGTCGGCATACCGAGACTCGGTTCCATTTCTGCTAAAGTTTATCCGCACGGCTCGTAGATTTACTACGTCAATCACCGCTGATAATTATACGGTTCTTGAGTTTGGCTCCGGAACAAACGTCCAAGGTGACTCCATCGTTCTGACAAGCGCTGAGACGGTGAATAAGTCAATTGCTGCAAACAACGTATCATACGATCCAGCAAACTTCCTCGCAAACTCGTCATACGGTCAGGCACCAAGCAACACGGTGCTGACCGTTCGATATATCATTGGCGGCGGAACTGAAAGTAATGTAAACTCGGACGCGATAAAAAACATCGTGTCAATGGAGTGTTTTGGCGATCTAATGGAACTTCCCGAGAACGACCGAAATGTGACTCGTCTCATTAGAGAATCGATCAAGGTCAACAACACAGTGGCCACCACCGGCGGGCGCGGACCCGAGACCAATGATGAGATCAAGGCCAACGCCAGAGCCAACTTCTCAACTCAAAATCGAGCTGTGACACGTCAGGACTATGTAGTTCGGGCGTACGCCATGCCAGCTAAGTACGGTGCCATTGCCAAGGCGTACGCCACTACCGACCAAAGTTTGTCTCCAACAAAGAAATCCAATCAATTTGCAATCAACTTGTATGTTCTGTGTAGAGACGCTGATGGTCGGTTAGTCCCAACAAATCCGGCGTTAATGTACAACCTAAGAAACTATCTGAATGAGTATCGACTTCTTACGGACGGTGTGAACATCATCGACGGTTACATTATCAACGTCGGCCTTAACTTCACGATCATTGTCTATAAAAACTACAACAAGCGGGACGTTTTGACAAACTGTCTGAATGTCGCGAAGACGTTTTTGAGTACCGAAAACATGCAGTTTTCACAGCCGATAAACTTGAGCCGACTCCGTTTGGAGATCGCAAAGGTCGACGGCGTTCAGTCCGTTACGGAGTTGACAGTGAAGAACCTCACAATTCGTGACGGCGATTACTCCAAGCATGAGTACAACATCTCTTCCGCGACGGTGAACGACATCGTATATCCATCGGTCGATCCAAGTGTCTTTGAGGTCCGTTTCCCAACCAAGGATATCGTTGGAAAAGTGATCTGATCATATATACATTGGACGATTTTTTGAGTGGGTCGTATATTTATGATGAGACCGCTCAACTATGCACTACTTTCTATATCCGAGTAAGGACGCTTTCATCACCAATCAGCCAAACTTGATGCTGAAAAATACGGGGTTGGATGAAGTTGTTGAGGTCGAGAAGACCATACAACCGAAAAGTTGCATTGGCGCCCGAGGCCCGGTAGTTTCCCGCACATTGATTCAGTTTGACCTGTCGGACATTTCGGCATCAATCGCTATTGGCTCTATGCCAACTCCGGAGTTCACGTTGAACCTCCGATGCTCGCAGGCTGACGAGATTCCTCTTGGGTACGGTGTGGTTGTTTATCCGATGGCAATGCCGTGGGTGATGGGAACCGGTTACAAATTTGATGGCCGAGTTGAGGCCGACGGTGTGAGCTGGAAGTTCTCGGACGGATACTCGACGAAGTGGTGGGCGTCCTCATCGTTGGTGGATTGTAGTGGTGGCGGAGTGTGGTATACCGATGTCGGAGTAGCGTCCTCCGGTTCCAACTGGGTTCCAACAGGATCGCTGATGGCACAGAGGCAGTTCAACTATCAGTCGTCGGATGTTCGAGTTGACGTTACGCACATAGTTACGGCCTGGATGTCCGGATCGGTTCCGAACAATGGATTCATCCTTCTTCACAGTGGAGAAGCCGATTCGTATGACTACGGCAAACTTCGGTTCTTCGCAAAAGAAACCAACACAATCTACCAGCCATACCTGGACATTGCGTGGGATAACGTCGTATTCGAGACAGGCAGCTTGTCCGGTACGGGAAGTTTGGACCCGATTAACACGGTAGACGCGGTGGTAAGTTTGTCGAAACTTCAGCAGACATACAAATCGAACGATATCGTAAGAGTCAACGTTTTTGGTCGAAAGAAGTACCCACAAAAGACATTCACAAATCGTCTATCGGATTACGTTGAACCGCAGTACCTCCCCCGTGACAGTTTTTACGCAATTCGGGACGCCGAGACCGAGATGGTCGTTGTTCCATTTGACAAGTACACCCGACTCAGTTGTGATGGTAACGGAAACTACTTTATGTTGGATACCGCGGGTCTTCCGCAAGAACGTTATTACAGAATTGAGATTCGTAGTGAGCAGAGTGGATCGATAAATACGTTCATATCACCACTGATCTTCAAAATTTCTCGATGACGCCTAACCCATATCTGTCAAAGTACAGTGACGCTGAAGTTGAGTCACTTGTTCGGTCAGGGTCAATACCGCTTCGATTTGACTCTGGAAATAACTTGCTATTGGACAAAGCTGACGTGTCCATGTACTCATCGAGCTTTACGGTTCCAATTTCTCATGTGGCATTTAACGTGGCGAAAGTTGAGACGAAGTTTGATACAACCTTCACCGAACTAACCTGATGAATTTCCAAGATTACAAGTTCATTTCAGCGGCCACTACCGAGTCGTTGTCGTGCGGATATAAATACACCGAGCAGGATGTACTATATTTGGACGGTGCTACGGTAAGCAACTATCCATTTGGCCAGTCCGAGGACGATTCGTTGGAAGTATCGGTGATGTCGTTGGATGGAGAACCGTTACTATCGGCGTACATCACCTCAAGCCTGAACTACGCGCCTTACACACGTTCGTATATTGATGTTAACAACCGAGGACATGTATACAACTACAAAACGTTTCAGAGCGACTTTGCGGTAGTTGGATCGGAAACAAAGAGTCTGTTCGTGAACGGCGCAACCATTTTGTCAAATCTTGGACTCTCTCAGGGAGTTTACAAAGTTGGACTGGATGCTGTCCGATACAGAGTGTCGTCGCCGTTTGACTCTTCCAGAATGTTGATGGTTCGTGAGGTTTCCCCATCTGGAACCGAAATCTCCGTATCTCCGATGCCGGTATCATCATCGTCCGATGCGGACGACATATCATTGAATCGGTCATTTTACGCGTTTACAGAACAAAGCTTTCCGACAAAAGATGTAATACAACCTTTGCTAACAGGAATCGAAAATCCATCACTATACGATGCGTATTACAAATCGTATGCAATTGACAGTGGTTCGGCAGAACTGACAAAGTTTTACTACTCGTTCAAATCGGACATCGATGTCATAAGTTTCATCACCGATATCTACTACGGCGTTCACAAGTCCTCTCTCCGAAGTAATGGACAGATCAGCTCGCACGATATTTATGGCATCTTCGATCAGTTCAAGAACACGTTGTTTGAGAACTACGAATCCATTACATCATTCTCGGAGATACAGAATTTCTACTACTCACTCGTCTCGTACATTCTGGACAAAGAATTGAATCAGATAACGAACCACCGCCCTGAGTATTACGATAGTATCGTTCGATTCTTCTGTCGGATTCTTTATGACGTCACATTTTTTCCCGTTGTTTCAAAATTGAAGATTGCGCGGGAACAATACTTCGACGGATATCTGAAAAACGAGGCTCGGTTCACAAACGGAGTATCTATTCCGATATTGAACTACGCTCGTAGCATTCGGTCCGATCCGTCGGGACACAACCCACTGTTGTTGAAGTTCTGCGATTCTGTGCCAAAGACCGTAACGGTTGGAAGCAAGATGTGGATCGTGAACACAATGTTGATCGATACGGTTATTCAGAACATGTATCTTTATGAGAAGGTTGTTCCTCAAACCGTGCGGTTGGCTGGTCCAAACTTCTTGACGCAAATTGAGAACGTTGGAAATGGAACACAAGAATTGTCGCTTGAATCCATGATTTCGGAGACGGGTAGTTTGTACGATGAAATTTACTCCAAGATGGCTGCAAAGGCTATCCAAGCAACGGTCATCAACGTCGATTACCGGTGTTTCGAGAACTTCATCAGATTCTCTTCAGCGGAAAATCGGTTGTATGTTTTTTCGGCCAAGGTTTCGGAGATTCAGTCGATAGAATCGGCGATTGCCGACCTCCGGATTAAGTTGGGGATCAATCCGGCCGACGAGCAGTATGCAAAAGAGCTGACCAATTTGAATACTCGATTTGACGAAATCGAGGCGTCTATGGATGGATACGAGACATTCCTGTACAATAACCCGACGTGGTACGAGGAACACGTTAAGTTGTACAACGGAGTAAGCTCGGCATCGTTGTATGACCAAGACAATCTGTCAAGTTTGTCCAACAACCTTCCATCCTACATTCGTGAGAACGTTGACAACAGCGAGTATTTGATGTTCGTCAATATGATTGGTCATTTCTTCGACAACCTCAGCGGATACATCGATCAACTTACTCAAAAGAACGAACCATCAAATTCCAATACGACTGGCATTTCAAAGGATGTCGTGTATTACATGCTCGAATCTCTCGGTTGGGAACCGGAGATGGGACGAGAAAATCTACCGCTGTTGTTGTCATCGTTCTCCAAGGAAGACTTCGAGGTCAGTTCGAGTCTGTGGAACCTCGTTGGAAGCATGTCCGAGGAGGACCGTAGCAAGACGATCTGGAAGAGAATCCTTAATAATCTCCCCTACATACTAAAGACAAAGGGTACGACCTCGGCGATCTCCGCATTGGTCAATTGCTACGGCATTCCAAAGACCCTCATTCAAGTCAAAGAGTACGGCGGAATTCAGTTGGACCCCAACGTTGAGCAAGACGCATTGTACATTTTTGATGAGACGAAGTATTCCGTTTCGTTCAATGGCCTAGGCGAGTATCTGAATCTCCCCTGGACCGGAAGCGTTCGAACTGTTGAGTTCAACTTCTCGTTTGATCCATCCAAAACCAGTGAAGATGGAAACGTGTTCCGACTCGTCAACGGTGACAACAACTGGGTCATCGGATGCGTTCGTGAGGCCGGATCGGATTGGGGACGGGTGTTCTTCAGTATTGAGGACGTGAGTGGAAGTGTCATCACATCTACAACCGCTCGAGCTCCAGTGTTCACCGGAGACACCTTCTCGGTTATGCTCCGTCGTATGGACATCCACTCCGACTTCCTGATCGATCCGGCCGCGAGTGTAGACGTCACCGATCTCTACCCCCGAGTGTACGATCTCACCGTTCAGAGAAACGATGATGCCCGAGCGACCTACGCCGTTTCGTCCAGCGTTCTATTGAGTGGAAGTTTCAACTCACAATGGCGTACGGCTACGGCCGTATACTTCGGCAACTACCAACAGACTACGTCGTCAATGAGTATTGATTCGGAAGCGTTCTTTGGAACGTTGGACGAAATCAAACTGTGGGAGATTACACTCGATCCAGACAAGTTTGATGACCACGTGTCGTACCACGGCGCGTATAACAGTTCGGAACCAGCCGAAGTCATCGACAAAACTCTCATCCGAGCGTCGTTTCTGTATCCAATTGATCTATTCTCGACCAGTAGTATCGTGTCGGTTGAGAATATGGCCAATCGTGAGTCATTTCCAACGTTCTCGGCTGTAAACTTCCAACAGTCCACGAGCTCGGTAAGCTACGACGAAGAGTGCGGAACTATGACGTGTTCGCCGGGATTCCCATATCAGTTTAAGGCGTACGACACGCATCAATACGTGAATCTGCCGAACTTTGGATCGAACAAGTTCAAGAGCAACAAGGTTGTCGAGAAATCGCAGATATTGGTTAGTAGTCTGTCCTCCGATGATCGGTCAACGATGACGAGTGTGGAGGATGGTACGGTTGACACGAACAAACTCGGCGTTTTCGTTTCTCCAACCGATCAAATCAACACCGACATCTTGAAATTTTTTGGCCGGTTTGAGTTCGGAGACCTCGTCGGCGATCCGAAAGATGTGTACGCAAAGACGTACAAGAACTTCGAACAGTTCCGACGTTTGTACTTTGACCAAGGGGGCGGACAACTCGACTACTCAGCGTTTTTGAACTTGGTTCGTGCATACTTTGACAAGTCATTGTTCAAGTACGTGAAGAACTTGGTTCCAGCACGATCCAAGCTCATCAGCGGCGTGATGATTGAACCGACCATATTGGAACGTCCAAAGTTGCAGCAGAAGCCTGTGACGGGAAGTGCCGCATCTTCCACCACCGGTGTAATTATGATCACAAACGGTGGATTGTCCGGCGACGTATTCCCTCGGCTGTCTCAATCGTTGGATGTCAAAACCACCGGACTGGCGTTGTACGACGATTTCAATCGCTCGTTTTACGCCGATCAACTCGATCCGTACGGTTTCGGCGTTTTTGCTGACAATGGAATCACATATTATAATGGTGATTACTGGAGAGCCGACATCATTCCAATCAACCGAACAATGATCGTTGAATGTGACAAACGAAAGCCTATCGCATCGGCGTCAATGTACGAAATGATAAATGCTGACGGCGGCCGGTATCAGATTGTGTCCAAAAGTTTTGAAGCAGTCAATCTGTCCAGATTTCCATTGTTGTATCAATATCCGATTGCTCCTACAATGGTTCTTCATACAGTTGACGTGGGTGTGCAGAGTCAACGTACCGAACTAAATTTTTCTGGATCACTAATGTTTCAAACTGGGACGGACATGTGGGCCTCAGTGGGACAGATCATCGGGCCATCAACGTATTTTTACGACACGACATTGTCCACATCAGTTCCGCCCATCACACTGGACGGAGTCATCCGCATGTCCCCAAATGTTATATCGGGAAGTTTAACCGGTCAGATCGAGGATGATATTGGTATTCGTGGACAAATTTTGACACCATCTGTCGTTCATCTCAGCGGATCATACAATTTCTCAACGCATGTATTTTCGGGACGTTTGATCTTGGATACGGCGTCGCCGCTGCAATGTGTTTTTTACACGATAGATCGGTCCGTGACGATCTTCGACGTTTTTCAGTCCAATACGAAAGGTGAATTGTTCGCAAGCATCGATGACACGTCCTACTCATATCGACTGGCAATCTCGTTGCAGAACATTCCGTCTGGATCTCGACCTCTGAATGGATATTATAAAACCCACTACCGATTCAAGAAGCCCGTGTTTTCTCGATCAGTCGTCCGAGTTCCATCGGCGGATGGCACAATTGCGCATTTTCGTAAAGGATTGCAGACCCAACGGACAACTGTTCAGGAAAATGGACTACTGGACAACAGTCCACCAGTAGTTATTACAAAAACGTCGTAAAATAGTCAAAAGTTTTTAGCATCGTATATTTATTGGTGTATGGCATGCGGAATATACAATATTACGAATACGGTGAATAGACACTTCTATGTTGGGTCAACGGCCAATACGTCCGTTCGATTTTCACGACACCGGTGCGACTTGAGGTCGGGAAAACACGATAACGCCCATTTGCAGCGAGCGTGGAATTTGTATGGCGAGGAAAAGTTCGTATTTTCGGTTGTGCGTGAGTGTAGTTCGGACCAACTTCTTTTAGAGGAGCAATCTGATTTGGATAAATTCTACGGAACGCCCGATTGTTATAACTTGAGCCCAAACGCGTTCCGGCCAAACTTGGGTATACCACGAACGGAAGAGGTGAAACGAAAAATCTCGAACGCTCAGAAAGGAAAGCCACGATTCACCGCCGAACAGAAGGAACATTTGAGTGTAATACATACAGGACGAACACATTCGCCCGAGACGCGGTCGAAAATGTTGGGGAGATCAAGCTCAAGAGAGAATATCAGAAAAGCTCACGAATCAAATCTGAATAAACCGTTTTCGGTAGAACGACGCGTTAAAGTGTCACGTCGTCAACGTGAAATGTGGGAAAATCGGTCGGTTGAAAAACGGGAGGAATTGAGAAAAAAGATATCCGATAAAGTGCAACTTGCTATAGTGGAAGGTAGAGGTAAACCCAACAAAATTCCGCGTGAAGAGCACAAAAACATTATCGATCTATATTTATCAGGAACGATGAGTAAACGACAATTGGCATTTAAGTACGGAGTTCACCCGACATCGATGGGTGGATTTCTAAAAAGACGGGGATATTGATATGGGCTATACAAACAACGAAACCATTACCGTAGACGCAGTTCTAACCAAGAAGGGTCGTGAGCTGCTGGCCGCTCAGGGTGGTCTGAACATCACCTCGTTTGCCATATCCGACGACGAGATAGACTATCGTCTCTACCAACCAAACCACCCGCAGGGTTCGGCGTACTACGACTTGGCTATTCGCAACACACCAGTTTTCGAAGCGTTTACGGATGAGACCCAAGTTCTCAAATATAAGTTGGTAACCCTTCCAGCGGGAGTCACGTCCATTCCAGTTATCTCCCTCGGCCAGTCGTCGATCAACGTCGACAAGGACTACAAGGGCGAAGTCGTGATTGTTCCGTCAACGAATCCGACCTATAACGCAACTCTTGGATATACCGCAATTTTGGCTAACAAGAACGTTGGAACGATCATCGGCGAGCAGTTGCAATCCGCAACGACCGCGACCATTCCGACATTCATCGGCGACGTGTCCTCGACTACGGCACAGGTTTCGTTGGGACTTCGGTTCCGATTTGTTCCGAATGCTTCACTCACACAGACAACCACAACTCGTCTTACCGTGGTCGGAAACGAGTCTGGTGGGTCAATCTCTATTCCGGTAACCGTTACGGTAAAATAATCAACGACCATGATTTTCCAAACATTTGACAGCACTGACATTGTAGCGGGGCGCGTACAGGCGGTTTCGACTGGAATGTTCTCCGCAGGCGAACCGCATCAGACACATTTGTACACATCCAGTATGCAGTCGCAATCAACCGGCTCAACTGCGTTTTCTCCACTAAATGGTCTGTACTACCTCAACGTGTATGATACCGATCCGAACACTTCATTGACTTCCGAAGTGTATATGTCGGTGACGTATGGTCACGTCGCCGGCTCGGGTTCGTCCGCGGTTGACTTGGACGAAAACACTGGTAGCTTGATCAAACCGACACAGGCAATCTACAGTCAGTATCGGAACCTTCTTTTGACTCCTGGTGACGAGTTGTTCACGTTCGCGTCCGGTTCGGCTGACTCGAATGTATTGATTGACTCCTCGGACATTTACGTCATCAACTTTGCATCGGCAAAGGTGAAGGATAAACTTGATCCGGGGCAGTTTGAGATTCGGTTGACCGGTACAAATGGAGTATTTACGTTTATTGACGACTCTCGCCATAACGCAAGCGTATTGACGTCCACCGGCGGCAAACGATTCAATCTTTTGAGTGGAAGTTTGTCAACGGGTCAGATTGGACCAGGAGATTTTTACAAGGCAATTGGTTCGGTGTATCCCGATCTTGGAATCATCGTGTTCAACCCATCCGTATTGCAGCAGATTGTAGGCGATTCGCTTTTGGGATCATTGGGAACACCGGCCGCATCTATTAGCGATTTCGCCATGATGCACCGCCGATTCTACTCGGCATTGGCTCCAAGCAGCAACGCGTCCATCACCGCGCGAGTGACCGAGTACGTTCCGTCCAGACACTACTTCGTCAGAGTCAAGAATCAGAACTTCAACTACTCGAACAACCCGACATTCGTCTGGTCGAGCACTGAAGACCCGATCAACGCCGGAAACCTTCGTTTTTCGAGTTTCTCAACCGATCCAAAGGTCTACATCACGACCGTTGGTCTCTACAACGACAACAACGACTTGGTGGCCGTTGCGAAGTTGAGTCAGCCGATTCTCAAGGACTTCTCGGCAGAATGCCTCATAAAAATTCGGCTCGATTTTTGACATCTTGGCCAGAATTAGTCCGACCGATGTCGTTGTAGTCCGCTCAAAAGGTTGACCGAACCATATTTATAGGCGATGATCAAACAACTCGCCAATAGCGACATCACCGTCAGACCATTCCAAACGTTCAAGAACTGGGAAATCCAGAGCATTGATCCGTATGCTACGAATAGTTTTGGCGAGTCCACGTACTACGTAGGTAAGGTGACGATTTCGGAGGGAATAAGTTGTTCAGGAATATTTTACGAGTCTGGTAGTCCCTATTATAACCCACTGACGGAGCCGGTGAATCCGAATGGCGAATACAAGCGCATCGTGTATTCAGTTACGGACGCGATGTTCTATCGCAACTCGACCAATTCCATGCAGTTGTTTGGCGTCGAGCACTGGGACCACGACCCATACACAGGCAAGTCAGAGGTCAGAGTTATACACGACCGAGTTGTGGTTGGTAGAATAGACACTGGATGCTGGGGTGAGAAGATTCGTCCCGGAAGTGTTCGCATCGTTGACAACTCAAATCTTCATGAGCCGTACATTGTGACCGATGATAGGGCGACGAATCTGATTCTATCAGGAAGTCAGTTTCCGTTCACGACTCAAATACGTCCAATACGGAACTTGGAAAGTCGGTCCTTTTGGGATTCCGGCTCCGGGCAGTTCTGGTACGGTGATGTGCCGGTGTCATTTGAGGAAGCGGTTGCGCTCAAGAACGTCGGTCATGAGGTCTCGTATGTTCCAGACGCAAACTCGTGGAGATATGACGAATCGTATGCCCGCGATTACTACCAACCGGACAACGAACGATTTGGTTTTTCCGTATCGGCTTGGTACAAGTATATCGTAGCTGGTTCGCCGATGGATTCCGAAAGTTTCGCTGAAAGCAGAACAGGCCACGTTCAGTTGTTCAAGTATGATTCAAATTCCGGAGTACATCGGTTTGTAAAGAAAATCATTTCGCCATTCACGCAAAACGGATTTGCGCAAGAGTTTGGTTTTGATAACAGCTTGTTGATACAATGCGAGGATTTCAGTTTTCCGTTCATCGACATAAGCGGAAGCTGCGCCGACAGTACCCTCATGGACGAGTTTGGTTACGCGGTGACGGTTCGAGATGACACGTTGGCCGTTGGAGCTCCAAACGGTGACCACTACGTATCGTGCTCGCCCCATTCCGGTTTCGTGTACGTGTACGACAAGTACAAGGGTGGCGCCGACAACTGGGGACTGATCTCTATTCTTGAAGGATCGGGATCAAACTCCAGGTTCGGCGAGTCGGTGAGTGTTGACAACGATCTTCTTGCCGTTGGTGCTCCTGGCGTGAACGGCAATCGAGGAGTTGTGTATCTGTTTCGTCGTAAGATGTATCCGAACAAGCTGCCGGAATATGACACGTGCAGCACTGTTCCAACCGCATCATTTTGGAACTACGTGAAATCGGAGGAAAGCCTGTGCGAACGCATAGTGACCGAAGCCGATGTGGATGTTGTTGGAGAAGCAACCGCTCCCGAGTTGCTAATGGGCAGTGGATCGTCCATCGCAAGTGACTACGTTTGGGTGCTGGAAACGGTGTTGTCCGCATCCGTTGCGGCCGAGAACGATTTCTTCGGATCATCGTTGGAAGTCAGTGATGATCGGATCATTGTCGGTTGTCGGAAGATGAATGGTAAAGGATACGCGTCATTGTTCTCAGCGTCGTTCGATACGTCTACGGGATGTCCGACCGCATCATGGTCTGAATATCGCCTTTTCAGAGCCAACAATGATACGGCCGATCTCGACCCACTGTCGCCATTCAACGCAATTGAGACATACCTACCGTACGATGGCTTCGGTCGTCGAGTTTCAATGAACGGCGACCACGTCGTCGTTTGTTCGTATTTTGACAAGTCGTTCATTCCATTCGTTGGAAGCACTGACACCAAGTCAATCGGCGCTGCCTATTTCTATAGTTTTGGAGCAAACACGTGTCAGACGGCAACGGGATCAATCATCAACTTCTTTGATTGCTCACTTCGATACAAAACATTCGGTGACAGAACCACCGTAATCAACAACAACTTCGCGCGGGATTGCTCTGTACGAGGAACGCGTGCGGTGGTCAGTGCTTTACCCGATCAATACTGGTATAGTGCATCGTATAATCCAGCTGGATCGGGTTCTTATGAGTTTGAACGTGAAACGTTTAAGTCCGAGAATTCGTTCGATCAACTTGGAACACTCGGCCGTGTGTCGATGTTCGACTTTGATCCAGAAACGTTGGCGTGGAATCGAGTCAAGATGATGAAACGTAGTAAAGAAACGAGTGTTCCAAACTACGCGTACGGATGGTCCGTATGTCTATCGGACTTCATATCGGGATCAAAGTTCTTGGTCGCCGGTGCGCCCGTGTTCAATTACGCCACGGAAAGTCAGTTCTCGCATTTCACTGGATCGTATGAGTTGATGTCCGCTGGATTTCCCTCCAAATATTCGGGATCGTTGTACGTGTACGACATGGACACCTTGGAAGACAATCCACAAGTCGGAAATGTGTTCTATAAAAACGGTCAGATCGTCTTGACTAATACATCGTCCAACTACGCCGAAATCTTGGCCAACACCGGAAGTCGTGGATTTGACCTCACATATCAGGGAGCACATACGATTTATGAGCACGAGTACCTTGTCACAATAAATCCGGGAGAGTTCAACTACTCCACAAATCCAAGATCTCTCGTAAACTATCCAATTCTATTCGACGTGAATCAGGATGGAAAATTCGACTTCATAGACATCGATCTAATCCTTCGATTTCTCAATAAGCAGAAATTCTATGATGTGATGGATACGGACGATGATGGATTCGTCCACGAGACGAGTACATTACTCGACGAGAGTTGGTGGAACGACGATGTTTTAATGACGGAAGCTGGCGACGTCATACTGCATGAAACTCACGGAGCCGTGCCAAACACCGGTTCGGCACTTTTGAACGAGGATGTTTACAACTACATCCAAACCAAACTCATTGACACGATGTTGTTGGATATCGATGGCAATGATCAGATTGATCTACGTGACGGGTATCTGTTGTTCAACTATTGGTCGGAAACGATGACATCGGATATTATAGAAAAGTACACCGACGTTGATTCAACTCGACGATACTACGCCGATTTTAAGAGCTACATCAGTAAGTACACCGGTGAACTGAACGGTTTCTTGGCTGATCCGAACATGCAAATTTATCAGGCATCGGCGTCGTATTCAGGTTCGAATTTGTGGCAAACCAATCCGAACAACTCGGCCATCGAGCCATTTCGGAGTTACTTGGCATCGTCTTCGTACGATTCAACCGGTTCCTATCTGTCACCGTACATCACGACCGTCGGTCTGTATGACAATAATCAGTTGGTTGCCGTAGCAAAGTTGGGTAGACCACTGAAGAATTTGATTGATTGGCCGATCAACATAATCGTCCGTTTTGACACCTAACCGTATATTTATATCAACAGGAGAATCACATGGCAAACCAAATCGAAAGACCTTCACTCGAAACCGCACTCGAAGATCGCTACAAGAAGTCGGACAAGAACGTCGCACCTCCAGCGGGAAACTTCATTGACCGCTCGAACACGTTCTCCAACAACTTCGTCAAGAACGCCGCCCAAGGCGTTACGCAGTTGACCGACAAGGCCCTCTCATACGCCGATACGATTGGCGTTTCACGTAAGAAGTATCGGGGTTGAGACCCAATGACGTCCCTCGGATTGGATGCGAGCACCTCTACGTGTGGCTTCGCCTTCACGGACGAAAACCGCAAGATTCTCCATGCCGGCTTCATTGATCTGACCAAGTTTGGGACCAACCGTGAAAAAGCGTGGGGCATCATCAACCAGCTCAAAACGGAGCCATTGTGGGACAAGGTAGATCGGGTCGTTCTCGAATCGGCGTTGTCGGGGTTCTCCGGGCCATCCAGCCGCACCGTGGTCATCAAGTTGGCACGGTTCAGTGCCACGCTGCAATACGTTCTGGAAGACACATTTGGTCTTGACAAACTCGTACTCGTCAACGCCACAACTGCTCGTAAGCAACTTTTCGGTAAAGCCAGAATTCGTGGGACGAAACCCAAGATTTTTGTTGACGCCGAGTTGTCTAAACTTTATGATATATCTCCGTGGATTATAAAAAATCGGATTGGGAACATTGACAAACGGATGGAAGATGTAAAAGATGCAATTGTAATTGCAACGTATGAACCAAATTGATAAACCACCAACGATGTGCGGTATTTATGGTCTAAGATGTCGGACTACTAACAAATGGTATGTCGGACAATCACTTGACATCGTGACTCGGTGGAATAAAGCATACAAGAAATTGCGATGTAAAGATCAGATAAAATTGTACCACGCTCTTCTAAAATACGGATATGATGATTTTGACAAAGTTGTTCTGGAAGAATGTTTGCCTGACGTGGAATTGATGAATGCCCGTGAGGATCATTGGATAATTGCATATAACAGCATAGATGACGGCTATAATATCAGGCACGGCGGCTCTCACGGTAAATTGTCGGAAGAAACTAAGGAAAAAATTAGCAAAGCGCTGACCGGTAGAAAATTGTCCAAAGACATTTGCAAAAAAATGTCCATCGCACGTACAGGCAAACCGGGTCATCGGTGGACGAATGAAGAACGTCTGAGAATATCTAATCAACAACGTGGGAAAATTATATCAGTCGATTGCCGGAGAAAAATCTCAAACGCGTTAGTTGGTCGTAAGAAAAAACCATTCTCGGCCGAGCATCGTAGAAAGTTGGCGCTGGCGATTCTTGGGAAGAAGCGTGGCCCATACAAACAGAGAAGAATGACAGAAAAGGCGCAGATTGCGTATTCACGTATGCGAGGCGTCAAAAAATCAAAGGTGGATGTAGAAAACATGAAACTTGGTATACAGATGCGAAAAGCCGCCGGATTGTCATTTGGTCGTCCAAAAAAGCAAGTTGTTGACATCTTGGTGCCTGTGGACTGTACTCCGACCAAATGACGCATGACTCGGCCGTTGCCATTGCAAAAAAGCTGAAGGCTCTCGCTGAAAAGGCGACGGAGCCCGGCGAATGCGCAGCGGCGGCAAAAAAACTCCGAGAGTTCTGTGGTAAGCATGGATTGGATGACGCTGAATACGACATTGAGACGGTGAAGGTGTCGATCTCGTACACGAACGCGCAAGAGAAGACGTTGTTGAGTGCGGTGATGTGCATGGTTCTGGAAACCGACGCCGTCAAAGGAACCGATGAGAATGGCGTTTTGACGTTCAGATGTACCCACCGGAAGTTTGAGGACATTACGGACGCGTTTGACTACTATAAAAAGATTTACTACGACTACGTTGATGGTGTGATGTCGTCGCTTATTACAAAAAACCGGATTGTCAACAAAAAACCGTCCAAGCCCGAGTTCAGGATGGATGAGATGACCGAGGACGAGAGAAAGGCTTATGAGGACGCTGTCCAGAAGGCTAGTCCGCCTAGAATGGATCAATCTGGACAGACGGAACCGCCAAAGTCGGTGCCAACTCCACCCCCAACCGACGACGAAACCTGCAAAGGTCGGAAGGATGATCGTGTCCGGCGAGTTTTTATGGTGATGGAAGAAACGCCCTGGGTGAAAAAGGTGCGGGCGAAACTTTTTCTACGTTGACCTTCGACGTAATGTAACGTATCATACGTTTCATGTCATTGTTAGTGCAATCCGAAGTTCAAGGTCTCATTGAACTCGCCTTTAAGGAGAAAGGCCGTCTCCGAAAGGGAAATAACATCCAGCTACATTGCCCCTTTTGCCACCATCGCAAACGGAAGCTGGAAGTGTGTCTTGACTCGCAAGAATGGCACTGTTGGGTTTGCAACGCAAAAGGTAGGACAATACACGGCCTGTTCCGTAAGATGCGAGTTGATGAAAACCTCTCAGGCCGACTACAGAAAGTTTTGCCACCGAGTTCTTCGCCACGACGTACGTCCTTTGACGATGCCGCTGAGGTTGTCAGTACGCCGTTGCAACTTCCGGAAGAGTTCAGTAGTTTGTTGGACGGATCAAAGTCCATCGCACACAAGATGGCAATACGTTACGCCAAGAAGCGTAACCTGACGACATTGGACATCATCAAGTACAACATTGGATACTGCGATTCTGGTGAATATAAGGATCGGCTGATTTTCCCATCGTACGACTCGGACAACCATCTGAACTTTTTCACGGCACGTAGTTATTATGACGACGTGTATCTGAAATACAAGAATCCGGAAGCTGATAGAAATATAATCGGCTACGAGAACCTCGTGGATTTCAGATTCCCCATTACTCTGTGCGAAGGCCAACTGGACGCAATCGCAATCAAACGAAACGTCGTTCCGTTGTTCGGAAAGGTTCCCAGTCATAAACTAATGATGATATTGATGTCAGAATTGGTTCGAGAGATATTTATCGTTTTGGACGACGATGCGATCTCAACGGCAATCAATCTGGCTGAAAACTTTCTGGCTGCTGGAAAGATTGTACACTTGGTAAATCTGAAAGGGAAAGACCCAAGCGTGTTGGGGTTCTGCGAAGTAACTAAACAGATAATGGAAACTCCAGCACTCGACTTTTCCACTCTGATGCGACTTAAACTAAAACTATGATGATAGACACTTACGAAAAGTTGGATATTGGACTTGATCGGATTGATCAAATCCTTCACGTTGCCGACATTCACATTCGACTGACGAAACGACACGATGAATATCGTGAGGCGTTCCAAAAAGTTTATGATGCAGTTGATAAACTTTCACAACATGCCGTTGTTGCGGTACTTGGAGACATTGTTCATTCGAAGTGCGATTTATCGCCCGAGGCTGTCCAACTCGCATCTGAATTTCTTCGCAATCTGGCAGACCGTCGGCCGACAATATTGATCGCTGGTAATCACGATTCGCTACTCACCAACAAGACACGTCTCGACAGCCTGTCACCGATAGTTGACAATCTGAAGCACAAGAACCTCTTCTATCTCAAAGAGAGTAAGCTCTATGGTGCGGCAAACGTTCTGTTTAACAACTGTAGCATATTCGACGATCCGAGCGATTGCATCAAAATTAAGAACGTGACGAAGCGACTGTTACGAGAGTTTGACACGACGATTGCGTTGTTTCACGGCCCGGTGCATGGTGCAATGACTGATATTGGATTTTCCATCAACAACCGATCCGTAACAACCGAAACGTTTTTGGGGCATGACATAGCGTTGTTAGGAGACATACATTTAGCACAGACCTTACAGGGATATGATCCGGTAGAAGAAATGCCGATCATACGATTCGCTGGAAGCTTGATTCAACAGAACCACGGCGAGGCACTCAAGGGCCACGGATACAGCCTGTGGGATGTTGCGAAACGGACATTCGTCCATACCGAGATTCCGAACGACTATGGATACTTCACGATTCTGATCGACAATGGTAAGTTGGCGACCGACATAACCGAGATGCCGTTGAAGGCCAAGCTCCGCGTCAACTGCCGTGAGAGCGTTGCCACCGAGGTCAAGAAGGTCATCACGGAGATTCGGAAGACGCATCAGATTTCGGACATCGTCTACGTTCGGGTCGACCCCGCCGACAGCAAGAAGACGGCCGCGTCGAAGACCGCGTCAAACCTGTCACAGATCGGTTCGGTGGACTATCAAAACCAACTCATCACCACTTTTCTCAAGGGGAAGTTCCCCGAGATGGACGACGACACGTTGGCATCGGTCCACAGCATCAATCAGGCGCTGAACTCCGTGATCAACAAGGACGATCAGAGTCGTAACATCCGTTGGAAGCCGAAGCGGTTCGAGTTCGACAACATGTTCAGCTACGGCGAAGGAAACGTCGTGGACTTCACCAAGCTTAACGACGTGTTCGGTCTGTTCGCGGCTAACGCAAGTGGCAAGTCGTCGTTGATGGACGCGCTTAGTTTCACCGTCTTCGACAAGTCAGCCAAGGCGTTCAAGGCTGCCCACGTCATCAACTCGCAGAAGATGAGCTTCAAGGGCAAGTTCCGTTTCGAGATCAACGGCACCGACTACGTCATCGAACGATCCGGTGCTCGCGACAAGAAGGGTAACGTGAAGGTCGAGGTCAACTTCTACAAGCTGGACGGCGACAATCAGGTTCCGTTGAACGCCGAGGCCCGCCGGAGCACCAATGAGATCATCCGCGACTACCTCGGCACGTACGATGACTTCATCCTCACCGCACTGTCGTTGCAGAGCAACGAGGGATCGTTCGTCGACATGGGTCAGACCGAACGTAAGGAACTGCTCTGTCAGTTCATCGGCATCACATTGTTCGACCGACTCTCCTCCGCTGCAAACGACCGCATCAAGGAGGTGTCGGGCGCCCTCAAGACGTTCAACAAGGAGGACAACACGCTGCAGTTGGCCCGACTGGAAACGGAGCAGGAGGCATTGGGGATCAAGATCGCCGACGTCGAACAGCAGAACGATCAACTTTCGGCAACTGTTGCCGATCTGAACGGCCAAATCAACATTGCCTCACAAGAAATCGTCAATCTGATGGATGTACCGTCAGATCCAGAACCGATTCGTAAAGAGTTGTCGGACCTTTCTCGTAAGATTGAAGGTGCTCAGCCGCATCTCATCGAAATGCGAGCCAAGTTGGATGAACTGAAGGCTCACTATGAGGAACAGAAGCGTCGGTTGACGGAACTGGAGTCACTGGATTTGGACGACAAGGCGAACCGTGTCAAGTCGGGCCAACGGCAAAAGCTTCAGTTGGATCACGAGTTGGACAACCTCAAGACGATTGTCAAGGAGAAGATCAAGAAGCTTGAACATCTCGACAAGCACGAGTACGATCCGAACTGCAAGTTCTGCGTCAACAACGTGTTCGTAAAGGACGCCATCGCAACCCGTGAGAGCCTGAAGGCTGACAAGGACAACGCCAAAGAGCTGATGCGGCAGATCGCTGAGGTGTCGTCGCAACTGGACGAGCTGATGCCGTTCAAGGTTCAGTACGATGAACGTGGTACGTTGCGAACCGACGTGTCCAACCACCTCAACGTCATCTCAAAGAAACAGATGGAGCTTACGACTGCAATGTCGTTGCTGGAGCGTATGAGTTCCCGTGTTACCAAAATCGGGGAACTGTTGAGTCTGTATGATCGGTCCAAGGAGATCGTCGAGAAGAACGATGCCATCTCCAACACCGTGAACAGTCTCAAGTCAAAGCTTCGGACAACCGAATCGACTCTCAAGGATCGTCGGCGGGAGCTTACCACGGCCGTCAGTAGACGAACCTCCGTAACGGATCAGATCACGTCGATACGTGGACGCATCACTCAGATGGAGGAATACGAGAGTGAGTACGCGGCTTACGAATACTACCTCAACGCAATCGGTCCGTCCGGAGTTCCGTATCAGATCATCTCCGACGCCATTCCACAGATCGAGTCCGAGGTCAACAACATTCTATCACAGATTGTTGAGTTCACAATGAACATCGAGACCGATGGCAAGAACGTCAACGTCTTCATCAAATACGAAGATCGAAAGTGGCCGTTGGAACTGTGTTCGGGCATGGAGAAGTTCATCGCTGGACTTGCTCTACGTGTCGCACTCATCAACGTGAGCAATCTTCCTCGCCCAAATTTCCTGGTTGTAGATGAGGGTTTCGGCGCTCTGGACGCTGACAACATGGGGACGATGCATTCGTTGTTTGACTTCCTGAAATCCAATTTTGAGTTCATCATTATTATAAGTCACTTGGATGCGATGCGAGACATGGTTGATAAACAATTGGAAATTCGTAAGGAGAATGGGTTCTCCAAGATAGATAATTCCGCGTCATGACCGATATTTATCGACGGACGGTATATACACCGTTCCGATCCAATGGCGACGACTCAATACGACAATTCATACGACGCTAACGACTACTTCTTTGTGAGTGGCATCGACAACTGCACTTTCCGTGCAGGCCGGAACTCGTTCGTCATCAACCAATCCGCAAAGGTTAAAGAGACGATGACAACGTCAAACATCGCGGTGTATGACCCAAATGGATCGCGGTTAAACGTTTACAATCTGATACCGGCAGCTTCCACGATTCAGTCAAATCGGGAAGGGTCTGCTCGTGCATTTGGTGTACTTGTCTATCCGAACACACCGACCGGCGTTGGCCGTATTGAGATTGTGGCAAAGGCTCTGAATAGCGAAACGACTAACGCTCCAGGACTCAAAGATGACCAACGTTTCCCGTCAGGAGTGTATTCTAACAACGGTTCGGCCATCACCAACCAAGTTGTGTGGGCCAAAGCTGTGTATTTTGCGCCTCAAACACATAATACCTCGGATGCTAGATTTTTTACGTTTCCAGAGCTTCACGCTTCCACCGAGGTATATGACATCCACGTTCGGAACGGATGTCCGGCGACCGTGACGGGAACATGCCATACGGACGCGGTTACTCCGAAACATGGTGATCTAGCCGACGTAGATTACCAAACCACCGACGTTCGTTATGTCTTGACGAAAGTTTCGGGACCGATGTTTGACTCGGCTATGGTTGGTGCATTGGTACGACTAACGGATGTAAATGTGTCAATGCAGTCCTACATTGGAACCAATGGCTCCAAGAAGGCCTTTGATGGAACTATCACAACCGACCTTATTGGTAAAGTTCGGTCAGTTCTAAACGCAAACACTCTTCTATTGGATAGGCCGTTGATAGTATCCAATGCAATACTGGATGGTGCAACATCGGAAGCGTCACCTTATCTGGAAGACAATGGGACCGATATTAAACGGTTTGATCCATTCAACGAGACCGATCTATACGCCATTACCGCAAACTCTTCGGGAGTTCAGCAGACACAGACTAACCAAGTTTACAACAACGGATTTTTGGGGAATGGCCATCGAAAGAACTTTTACGTTATTGGAATCAGATCGGCCACTTTCACGATCACATATCTACCAAGGACTACAAGTTGGTCACCATCGGGATTGTCGTATGTGGACGGCAACCAAGCCGAGTTCAGCAAACGAGTCTGTATGGCGAAATTGAGCCTGTCCAATCTGAGAACGACGACCGGTGCCACTGAACGATTCCGCGTGTATCAGCGAAGCCTGAACATTCCCGAGTCACAACGATGCATTGCGGAGGGATATCTGAAACCCCGCGAACTGTTGTTTGATTGGACCGTTGGTGAGGACGTTTCTTGGCTCGGAAAGTTTTACGATCAGTCGTTTGCCAACACGTACTGGCTTTCACGTGGCGTAACGATTATGCATTCGCCCGGTATGTTGATGGACTCAGCGACCATATCGGAAGCTGGGAGCAACGCGTCTGAGGAGAACTACATCATTCTCAAGACGAATCGGTCAGAGCCCGCACGAACCAACCAATACGTACAATCGGTTCCACAGAATGGCTCGTGGTTTGGGACAACTCAACAAACCTTTACCAACTTTTCCGTGGAACCTACCACCAACTACGAATGCGCGGCGGGGTCACCATATCTGTCATCTATTGAGGTTGCAAAAAGTGGGCCGATTTACAACAGCAACTTCATCAAATTGGCTAAGAACACGATGTATGAGTTGTCGTTTGACTACACGTCGTTGATACAAATGTCGGACACGTACGAGTTCATCGTGTATTTTATGACGACGTATAACGGTCGAACAGATAAAGTTCGACTCGGACTGTTAAATAGCCGTACTACTCGCGGATTTAAGTCGGGCCATTACAGCGGAAAGGTATTCGTTGGACGGACCATGTATGGAACTATTCAGTTGGTTCCGAAGAATCTGATATCTGTAGCGGTCGCGAACATAAGCCTCAAGCAGTTCGGTGATGCATCGTATCCAATGGATTCCGCCGAACTGATTGTTCCGTTAGACGTCCGCGTCAAAAATGAACGGTTTGAGATAACCGTTGAGCTGATTGGTAACGACGGTAAGGTGTTATACGGCGAGTCATCGAATGCGTTTGGAAACAATAAGTCATTGATTCCGTTACGTGAAGTTGTTGTAGCCGATCCACAGTGGCTCACATTACCAGCGTTTGACAAGTCCTAATCCATATTTATACAAGTTGTATGCAAATAGATCAATTCGAACTTTTTACTGAAGCCGGCGTTCAGTCGTTGGACATTTCCATCAAGCAGCTAAAATCCTATGTGTTTGAACCAAAGACGCCGGCACTTCGTCAATCTCGCGCCAAAGAAATCGTGAGTCAGCCCATGACGGTCAGCGAAAAAGTTGATGGCACAAAGTTGACGTTAGTCAGAACATCCGAGTCAAACTCGGAGGACTATGCCGCTAACTGGATCGTATCTTATAAGGGATCGGTCTTGAATAGTTCGGAGTTTTCGCATCTGACCGATGGGGATCGTGAAAACATAAAAACTAACTCAATTGGAATTGGCCAGTACGTTTGGGTGTTTGACCATCTGAAGAAAATCAACGACGTCATTTCATCCATACCGACTGACACTGAGTTCAGTGTTGAGTTTGCTCAAAACAAGGATACTCTGAGTCGGACGTATGAAAAGTTCGGTGACATGTTTCTTCGGAGTTTTGCGCGGGTGAAGTATCGGATCATTTCCGGACAGCTCCACACGTCGTCAGTTGGACCAGAGGAAACGAATCCAACTAAACTGGAAGATATGGCAAAGCGGTTGCAAGTTAGGACGTTCCCGGTATATTTCTCGGGAAAGTTGACTCGTACAGACGTGGAACGTAGTAAACTTCTTGGACCGAAAATGCGTAATACGAATTGGGCCGATCCATTGGACGTGTTGCAGAAGTTTTCCGATGCGGTATTAACGATTCCATCCGTTCTTGGCGGAAAGATCGAAGGTGTCGTAATGAAGATGGAAGATGGTCGATTCTTTAAGGTTGTTCAATCGGATCAGTACGATATTGATGCACGTGGGGCCAAGAAAGATTTATACCGCATGTCTCCGGAGGAGATGGATGCCTACTTTCAGAAAATGCGCAAAGTGGTATCGGTAGTTCTGAACAAGATTGGAACGGAGGGAAAGTCCGAGTCGCAGATAATTGGCCAAGCAAACAAAGTGTTGTCACGTATTCCGATTGACAAGTTCCCATCCAATCCAAAGCGTAACGAGACACAAATTCGGGATGATGCACATGAAACGCTTCGTCTAATGGTTGGAAAGCGTGACGTTATTGGTGTTGGAACGAAGATAATCGGACTGATTCCTATTGCGGGTAAGCCGTTACACATTGGACACTGGAAACTGATTGATCGAGCCTCGGCCGAGTGTGACCGCGTCATTGTCTACACTACTTCAAAGGATCGGGCCGGGAAAGGTCAATTTCCAATTTCCGGCTCTGATTTTGTGTATTTTTGGAACGACTTTTTCATTCCGGCATTACCAAAGAACGTCAAGGTGCGATTTGTTGATTCGCCGGTTCGAGCCGTGATGCATGAACTTGGTTGGTTCGAACAGGCCGTCGTTAAGGATTCCGAAGAATCGCCAACCATTCGATTATATTCGGACAATTCAGATGTTGAGACCAACTTCCCAGATTCCGATTTGAACAAATTTCCGACACTAAAATCAGCCGGAAAGATGCAGAAGGTTGGTGTGGAACGATCCAGTACCGTAAACATCAGTGGAACCAAAATGCGTGAGTTCCTACAAAATGGCGACATGGATTCGTTCATCAAATACTTGCCGCCAATTCCAATGAATCAGAAGAAGGAGATCTGGACTACGATTATGAAGAACTCGACACTGAAAGAACAACTTGATCCATATAGAACAATGGCAAATGAACTTATTGAGTCGTATTTCTCAGATATGATGGGGATGATAGTGGACGACAAACTAATTTGTGAAAGTGGGCAGTCTGTAGCTTCGATTGGCCCAAGAGATGAAGACGTCAAGGTAGTTGATGGTAAACCGGCACAAGCTACAACGAAGTTAAGCATTGTTGACGATGATAAGAGTATCGCCGATAGGGTATCGACCGACATCAAGGAGTTTATCAAGGCACTGAATGGGCACGTTCATTTTTGGAAGAACGATACTCCATATATTGACAATGGTTACATCTTCAACGGTAGTTCTCAACACTTGATCAATCCCGAAACCTCGCCGTACATTTCACAGTACAAACCGGCATTCGGAGATGTTGATGTTATCGTTCCAAAAAGTAAACTCGACGACCTTAAAAACTTTCTTGATTCCATTGATGACAATGAGATAAAGTGGAAGCCGACGGCCGCCAACAAAATAACTCCGAAGTTTTATTACATCGGTCGGACAAAGAGCACTCGTGGTATTCCAGATCAAGTCGTGGCGTTGTGGTGGTACGTCTCAAAGAATCAAATCGTTCAGATTGATTTCGAGGGAGACGACATGACGATTGATAAGCGGGGTTTCGAACGGCCGTCGGACTGGACCAAGTTCACTAAGGATTCACCGTACAGTGATTTACAATCCGGCATCAAGGGTCTGGCCGGCGCATTGATGATTCGAGCTCTAGCCCGCGCAACCACCAGAAAAGACGATGCGGTTGTAGTGAAACCAACATCGGCTGCAAAGATTACCGATGGGCAAACAACCATCACTGATAAAGACGTGCGTATAGCCGGTGGTTCTCCAGATCAAGCTACCGGACGTACGATCAACACCGGCGGAGGAACTCCTGGAATGAGATTGGCGTACAAGAAGGTCGGCGACGTGACATACAACGGAAAACCGGTTGAGGCATACGTGAAGATTGAACCAAAGGATGCTGCCGCCGCGGATCGTACGACTAACATCGCTGAAATATTCAAGACGTTTTTCGGCAAGAAGCCTACATCGGAGGAACTGACGATATTCAGATCTTTCACCGGTCTACTGTCGTTGATGAAGAAGTATCTAGATAAGCCCACCATTCTATACGCCATTGACAAGTTTAGTAGAGATATCGCATCCGAGCACTTGTCAGACATTGAGTGGGCCGCCATTTACAGTGCAATACAAAAAATTTTAGGCATCAAACGAACACCGCCGAAGTAAGATTTTCGATGGAAAGTTGCGGCTGGTTGATATATACAGAAGGAGATCACCTCTGTATATATGAAGTCAAACATTGAGATTGTCAAAGATTATCTGAACGGCGAAAGACCG